TATTTAGAAAAAGTGTTTAAAGCTATTAATTTTAATCCTAAAAAAATAAATATACATGATGGATGGTGGAATGTTTATGACGAAAGTGAATTTCAAGAAGAACATGAACACGATGGACCCCCGACGTACTTATACGGTGATATCTTTTATCCCGCGTTTTCTGTAATATATATATTACATGATGAAAATGAAAAAAGTTCTATAGTTTTCAAAAAAAAAGGACCATTTCCTTTAATGGAACCTCATCGCCAAGTGGTTTTCGAAACTAAGGATGTAAAAGAAATAAAAGAGGGTACAATTCTTATATTTCCTTATAATTTAAGACATTTAGTTAAGCCGTGTATAAAACCAGGTAGAGTTACAATAGCTTACAATATTTGTTCGATTTATAAGTAAGGATACTTGTGTACCCAAAGATTACAAATCCATTTTTCGCCAGACTTTACAGGTTTCCCACCATGTAAAGCCTTGGATGTCATGAGTTCGTAGTTATCAAGTGTGTGAAAAAAGAGGGCGTCACCCTTTTTTAATTTGTATTCTTTACCCAAATTTGGGAATTCTGTTTCGCCACCTTCATAGTCGTCATTGAGGGCCAAAATCACCGTGTACATTCTTTTGTTATCTTCCATGTCATCGAATGTATCTTGGTGTGGTTTATAATTACCACCTTCTTTGTATCGGAGTACTTGAATACTTTCACAATTTTGTAATGGTCTATCTGTTAACGAAACACATCTTTCGGCAACACGTCTAACGACTGGATCTTGAAGATTTAACCAAGCAGTTTCGCTGTCACGCGTTTCCTTATCAACAGTTCTGTCACTAGAAACGGTGGAAGTTTCAAGTTTTTTTTCCGCCTTTTTTATGATATATTCACATTCATCTTCGGTGATGAAATCAGTGATAATCCTTGGTTTGACATAAGTTGGTATCAGATAGATGACCAATATTATGAAAGCAAATAAAAGGAGATACATCTTACATTTAAAAAACATTTATTTTTCTTGGTGTAGTACAATTATATCTCTTCTGTATGACAGATATTACATCATTGGCGTAACTAATCAGTTTTAGACCTATATCAATAATTTCTTCAATACGGTCTGGTTCTAGAACATATTGTCTTAGAAGATCTCCACCAGTATCTATAACCATTCTAAAAATATTAGTAATGTCTCTGTGACGCTCTCTTTGTTTGTCTCTTCTTTGAAGCTCCTTTTTGAAATACTCTTCACGAAGTTCATTGAGCATATAAGCCACTCGAAGATATCTATTATCTTCATCATACATGTCACCATAACGATAAATGAGATCTCGGTCTAATTGATATAGAACCATAGCTAAACGCATGATGTCATCGGGGGCGTTTATTTCTCGAAGTTCTCTGAATGTTGGAACACCACCACATGGGATGTCGGCGTGTTCTCTACCAGATATGCGACCCCTTTTGAATTCCATGTAATGTGGATTGTGAATGCGTCCAGTTTCTACTTGACCAGTTCTCCAATCAAATGCTGTGTGACAATCTGGACACCACATCTGAGCGCAGCCGCTTAACTTCTGTATCATAGTACCACACTTTGGACATGGTTTTGTATCCTTATTTAGAAGTTCCATAGTCTTTACAGCTTCTTCATCACACACATGACCATCTTTGATCTCTTCATTACATTTTTCACAGAAATTACGATCACATAGACCACAAAACCAATCTTCATTCATGAAACCTTTACATTCTTCAGTTGGACATTTACGAACAAATTTCTTGGGTTGTTCTCCTACAATAAGTTCTCCCCCATGTCTTAATCTTTCCAATTCTCTGTAACTTTCTTCCATGTCTTCACGAAGATCCAATATATCTTGTGGAATTGGTACATTTGGTGTAATGGGTACATATATTCCATGTGTTTGATGAAGATCTATAAGACGTTTCCGTTGTTCATTGATTATGTTGTGAATTTTTCGCATCGCCAAAATTCTTTCAACTTCTGGTTGTGTGTCTGGCATGAGGATCTTTTCGCGTTCAAAAAGTATAGTTTCTCTGTGACGACGTAGTTCGGTATTGCGAAAATACTTTGTACAAAATGAATCTACAAACTCACGATTCCACGCGTTTTTACATCCCATACAGTGGGGGTCATCTGATATCGATAGGAGATATCTTTGGGAACATTCGCGACAGCTCTGTAAATCACAGAAGGGGCATTCAACCTTTTTGTGATTTATTTTGTTGAACTTTTCACAACAAACATCACAATTTCCCATTATGGAGAAATTGCTTTAAGTCTTTAACTTTGAAAATATGATAGCGGCAATGGCTATCAACCCGTAACCAAACTTACCTTTCTTTTCTGGTTCTGGTTCTGGTTCGGGCTCTGGAGTTGGCTCTCGCATGGCCAGGTTCTCTATACGTTTTCCCATTAAATAGGCATACATATCTGTTATTTACATATATTTTTCCTTGACCCAGTCACGATCCTTCTTGAAAATCTTAGACAACTTGGGATCGGTTCTCTTGAAGAGAATCATCAAAACATTGAGTCGTCTAAAGAGACCAAGTGGTGGTTCACCCGCCCTGATAACCTTAGCGAGTGCGCGGTGTCTCGCGAGTGGAGATTTGTCACGCACATCACTGTAACCATGGGCACTGAGAATACCCGAGTTACTGATTGGAATAATTACTTTACCCTTCATTTAATATTACACGAGAAATTATCTTCTTCTTTGTTTAGAACCGTAAGACGGCTTAGTCGTTGGTCTTCTTGCGCGATTCTTTGCCTTCATTTTCTTTGTTCTTGGTGCGACACGACCTTGTGGTCTTGGACGAGGTTGAGGACCACTTGTTGGTCTTGTTTTCTTTGAAGCGTCTCGTCTTCGAGCATTGGCGATTACCTTCGCTGGATCATTACCTCTTTGAAGTCTGTTCATAAACTCCTTTCTGTTAGAACGCTCTAGACCACTCATACCTTGAAGCATTCTTGCCGTATTTCCTCTCAACTTGGCTTGTTTCTGTTTTTCGTAATTGCGTTGTTTTTGCTCACGGTCCTTACGCTCTTGAGCTTGCTTTTGTTCTCTCGCCTTTCTTTCTGCTTCAATTCTTTGTGCGGCTGACCGATCACGCTGCAACTTTTCAGCATTTCTCAATACCGTCTTACTATTTTCACCCCTGGCAACGCGGTCCATGAATCTCTTTCGGTTGTCGCGTCCCAATTTGTTGAGTGATTGAAGCTTGGTAGCAGTTTCGCGAGTAGCCGCGTCCTTGGCGTCGCGCTTAGTCTTGGCAAGTTTGTCCAACTCTTGTGTTCTTTGAGCTACATCATTCTTGTAAGCCATAAAGTTCTTGAGATATTGTGTTTGTTCCCGTGGTGGAAGACTCTTCACTTCGGCTTCGGTCTTAGCCTTGAGCTTCAATTTGGTATCCAAAAGTCTTTCAATCTTTTGAAGTGAAGCATCATCCGTGGCTTCGCGAATAGCCGCAGACCATTTCATTTGTGCTTGTGAGAAGTTGTTACCAGCTGGAACATTACGCTTAATGCGGGCAAGCAATGGTTCTCTCTTCTTCGCAACCATTTTACGAGCATCATCAAAGATAGTCTTATCCTTTGAATCATCCCATCTCTTCAACAGACTCTGAAGATCTTTACCAGATATACCAATCTTCTTGAGCTTCCATTCAATACCTCTTCTAGTTGATTCGGAATCTTCCTTTCTGTATTGGTCAAGCTTTTTCGCATTAGCGAGTACCTTGTTAGCACCATTTTGTTGAAGTCTATTCATAAACTTCTGGCGATTCTCGCGTTTGAGATAGGTGAGACCTTGAAGTGTAGTAGCAACCTTTTTGGTTTGTTGGTTGCGAGCCTTACGTTCTTCTTCAGCCTTCTTCTTGGCAGCCTCTTCTGCTTGTCTTCGCTTTTTGACTTCTTCCTCTTGAGCCAATCTCGTCTTTTCCTTTTCACGCTTTCTTCGAGCATCTTCGGACTTGGCTTCTGCTATGACCGCATTCTTACCCATGGTATTTAACCTTTTGATGTAAGCTCCGCGGTTATTCTTTGTGAGATTGGTAAGCTTTTGAAGTTCCATAGAAACATTCTTCATGTTTTGTTCCTTCTTTCTCTTCGCATTTTCAGCAGCCTTTATTTTGCGTTCTTCGGCGAGACGAGCATTTTGTTCAGCCTTAGCCTTAGCCTTGCGCTCGTCATTGAGAGCTACCGCATTAGTGAGAACCTTTTGAGCACCATTTGTTTGAACTCTATTCATAAATCTCTTACGGTTTTCTCGTGTGAGAGTTTGAAGAGTTTGAAGAGACTCTGCGAGGTTCTTAGTTTGTCTGTCTTGAGCCTTTTTGGCTTCTTTTCTGTTGGTGTTCAACTTCCTAGCTTCATTAAGAACTGTTTGTCTTGGTTCGGTCTTCAATCTTGCTTGGAATTGAAGCTTTTCATTTGGTGTAATGCTTGTAAGCTTTTTGATTTCAAGACCAGTCGCAGCAATAGCCTTTTCAACTACAACCTTTTCAGCTTTAACATTAGCATTCACAAGCGCTTTAATGGGTGTAATATTCATGTGAGGCTTATTTAATTCCTTAAGATAAGTCTCTTTTCTCGCACGAGGTATGACAGCCTTTCTTACATAATTTCTAACAGCATCCTTGTCCTTCTCATTGTCAGCATCTTTTGCTTTTGATACTGCGATAAGATCTTCGAGACGAGCCTTTTCATCTCTGAAATCTTGTAAGTAAGTTTCCATTTCCTTACTTGTCAAATGTTTGAGACTCAATAAGTGCTTTTCAAGACGCTTCTCATCTTGAGCACGCTTTTTCTTAGCCTCTTCAATTTGTCGTTGTTCTTCAGCCTTCTTGTTAGCGTTACGCTTATTTTTCACAGCCTTATTAATCAACTGACCTTCAAGTTTGATTGGGTTAATATTGGTGTTCGCATTTGTAACCTTATTTATCAACCCTTTTCTTTGTTTGGGTGTGAGATCGTTGAGAGTGTTCAAGAAAACACTTAACTCACTTCTCTTACTTACAAGAGCGTCACTTCTACCCTTAAGAACCGCATTAAGACTTGTGATTTCACCTTTGAGAGCATCTATATTTGTATTCAACTGAACTCTATTCACAAATGATTTTCTATTCTTTTCGGGGATAAGTGTATTCTTCATGAAAGCACGAAGATCATCTTTTCTGGCATTAACTTCTCGAGCATTAGCCAATGATCTCATTTTATTGGCATCGTCCTTGAGACGTTTCAGTGTTGAACGACCACTATCAAACTTTTGTAACAACTGAGTCCCGTTAATACCAAGATTGTTGATATAATTGGAAAGTTCTTGTCGCTCGGCAGCTCTATTTTTAGCCTTAGCATTCAATTGTGTAGCCCGATTTGTAAGAGTTTGTAAATTGGCAGCTTCACTATCATAATTCTTGAGAATCTTCTTCTTGTTTAAATTTGTAATATTCAAACCATTCATAAAACTTACCAATTCTTCGCGATCCTCGGCTCGCTTATTAGCCAATTTCTTTCTTTTCAATTGAGAAACTTCTCTTAGCATATTATTCAATGTTACATTTTGACTATTAAACTTATCAAGAATGTATAGTTGATTGTTTGTGTTCAATCCTTGAATGGCTTGTTTGAGCGTTTCTGTATTAGCAGATTTCTTGGCAGTCTTTTTGAACTCTTGAAGTCGGTTGGCTTCATTCTTAACATTATTGTAAGAGCGAGTGTTGTTAGCCAACAACTTCTTTTTGTTTCTCTTATTCAACATGTTCAAAGTGTTGAGGTACTTTCTCAACTCTTCGCGAATTCTCTTACGCTCTTGGACATTTCTAGCCCCCTTCAATTCTTCGGCTCTTTTTCGCAAACTATTCATACTTCTTGGATTTGCGTTAAAGTTTTTCAAAATGAGATTTCTATCATTTTGTTCAAGACCGAGATTTGTCATGAAAACATTGAGTTCATTTCTTCTTGTTGATATTCTATTTGTTTCCAATTCCTTGGCTTCACTCATTATATTGTTGAATGTAGCTGTATTATTACTGAATCTGTTAAGGAAGTCGGCACGATTTTTGTTTGTTATGTTAAGACCTGTCAAAATATCAGAAAGTTCTTTCTTCTTTTGAGCTTTGTTTGACATATTTTTCTGTCTTTTGAGTTCCTTCGCGTCATTCTTCAATGCCGTCAAATTCTTGGTACCATTATCTATCTGTTTCAAAAGACTGTTCTTGGCAGATTGATTCAATCCCAAATTATTTGCGAATCTGGACAACTCTTCTTTTTCTTTTTGTCGTCTTTCTTTAGCTCGTTGAACAGCTAGATTGGTCGCACTCTTTTTGAGAGCATTCCAATTTACAAATTCTGAATTAAGTTTTGATGTTATTTCAGTCTTGTTATTTGGTGTCAGGTTTTTGAGAGTATTCAGATAAGCATAGAACTCATCTTCAGTTTCAACCCACCTTTCTTCCTTTCTTGAATTGTTGAGTTTTTTGGCTCGACCTTTCATAGTTTCAAGATTTGTACTTGTTTCATCAAACTGTCGAAGTATCTTATTTACATCTTCTTTGTTCAATGTTAAAGTATTCAGGTATGTAACAAGTTCCTTTCTAGTAGTGGCTCGGCGCTCTTTGATTCGTCTATTCACGAAATTAGAAGCCTGTAATTTAAGAGCATTCGCATTCTCAACATTTGTATTGAACTTGTTGAGGAACTCTGCTTGCTCTTGGTTTGTGAGACCGAGATTGGTGAGGTGCTTTTGGAGTTCTTGTCGCTTTTGAGCTTTTCCTACATTTTTCTTATTTTGGGCAAATAAAGTAGCTTTTGTTTTGATTGTATTCATATTGACATTTTTATTGAAATTATCAAAAAACTCTTTTTGTTCTCCTTTATTCTTATTAAGACCCAACTTGTTGAGGAAAATCTGTAAAGCAACTCTATCTTTGGCTCGCTTATCTTGGATCTTTTTCATTTGTGCCGCATTAGCCAACTTTCTTCCTTCGTTGAGAGATGGATTATTTTTCAAGATGTTCAATTTGTTGTTTGTATTGAGACCCAAACTATTTATGTAATTCTCAAGTTCTTTTCTTTCATCCTCTTTCTTCTCACGAGCAATTTTCTTGGCAACGGCATTGGCATTGGCTTTCAAGGTATTCAAGTTTGTATTTTCAATGCGATTCAATAACTTTTGCTTTGTGTTACTGTTAAGACCAAGACCATTCATATGCGCGATGAGTTTGGCTTTCTTTTCTGAGATCTTTGTATTTCTCAAACCAATAGCTTCTTCTTTGAGAGCATTGACAGTCAATGTGTTTGAGTTGTACTTATTTATCATTGCTTGTCTGTTTTCATTTGTGAGACCCAGATCCGCAAGGAAACCCACAAATTCTTTCTTTTCCAAATCTTTCTTTTCGGCACCTCTCTTTTTAGAAAGATTGAGTGCCTTGTTTCTGTTCAAGTTTTTGGAATTAACCAAATTTTTCTTATCTTGATTGGTAAGATCTGGAAGTGTATTGAGATACGAAATGTACTCTTGAAGTTCTTTGTTCTTACTTTCGGCATTTCTAGTTTGTTTCAACTCTTTGGCTTCTCTAATCAATTTATTCAAATTTCTGTTACCATTATTGTATTTTTTCATGAATACATTCTGGTCAATTTGATTAAGTCCAAGGTTTGTAAGTGTTGATTCAAGTCTCGCTCTTCCAGCTTTTAAGGTTCCAAGTTCCTTGGATTCTTGAAGTTTCAAAGCTTGATTTTTGATGGCATTTACATTCGCACCATTATTTTTGAACAATCTCATAAATTCAAGTTTATTTGATTGATTAATTTTTAGTGGTTCCAAAAATGAGAAAAGATTCTGTTGGATGATATTTTTCTTCTCATCCATTCTTTCTTGAACCAATCGGTTTGCTCTCCCCTTCATGGAGTTCAAATTTGTAGTCTCATTTATTTCTTCAACCAAAGCATTTTTATCAGAATTATTCAATTTGTAGTTTTGTAAAATCTTGCGGAATTGTTCTTTCTTTTTGTTGATACGTTCGTTAGCTTGTTGTTTGGCAAGTCCTCTTGCTTCTTCAATGAGAGCATCTACATTTGAACCTTCTTCCTTCGCACGATTAATGAACAAAGTCTTGTTCGCAGCATTCAATTGAACTGTAGCCAAGAACATAGCCATCTTTTGTTCGTTTGTTCTTACAACGATGGCCTTTTCGTCGGCTTTCAGTAGAGCTTCAACTGAAAGTTGTTTGAAATCAGTTGTAGCCATACGCTGTTTGAAATTATTTCGGTTTGCGTTCGAAATATCAAGTTGATCTAAGAAAGCAAGAAATTGATCTTCTTCTTCTTTAGCTTGTTGAGCTTCAGCTATAACACGTTTTCTTTGAACTCCACCAGCTTTCAATTTGTTGATGAACTTTTGTTCTCTTTTGAGACCAAGTTCTTTTACTCTTACGACAGCCAAACCGATATCCATATTGTTACCGGTAGGTCGTGGTTCTGGTGTAGCTGGAGTTGGTTGGTAATTATTTGGAGGTAATTGTGGTCCCTGAACACGACCAGTATTTAAGTAGTAACCCAACCCCTTTTCGCCTTTTCTAAAAACATACCCTGATTTAGAACCCTTGAACTTATTTGCCGCAATGAAGTTCTTTTCTTCTTTCTTCCCAAACAAACGTGAAAAAAGTCCAGGTTTCTTTTCCTTTGGTGTCACATTTCTTGGTTTATTTATGTTTGTCGCGTTTTTTGTCCCACCCAAAAATTTTGGCTTTTCACCCTTGGCAAAAAGACCACCCTTTGGCAATGACAATTTCGAACCTCTATTATTTGGGCGGTTCGCATTAGTGTTTACACGGTTGACATTGGTGTTCACGCGGTTCATATTCACATTGGTGTTCACTCGATTCGTGTTTACATTTGTATTGTTAACTCGGTTCGTATTCACATTTGTATTGATCACCCGATTCACATTGTTGTTCACACGATTCGTGTTTACATTTGTATTGTTAACTCGGTTCGTATTCACATTTGTATTGATCACCCGATTCACATTGTTGTTCACACGATTCGTGTTCACATTTGTATTATTCATCGCGGAGTTAATATTAACATTCACTGCTGTGTTGTTCACATTTGTGTTCACTGCTGTGTTTTTGTTAATAGACACCTGTCTTCGTCTCGCAAATTTGACAGGTTCATGAACTTTCATATAACGTAAACGTTTACCAATCGCATCAGTAATTTGCATCTTCGTCATCTGATCGACATTCTTAAGACCAACTTTACGGGCAATTCTTTTCAAGTCAGCTCTCTTTGTGGTAGAATCAAAAAGCTTCTCATAATCATTTGGATTGAGAGGAGACTTCTTGTCAACCAAATAAGTTCTGGTTGAATTCATGACCATTGGTGGAAGAGGCAATTTACCTTCCTGGATTTGATTGTACGCTTCGCATATTTCTTTTTTTGTAAGTTTAATATCTACCCCAGTGTTGAGCTTGATCAACTGTCTGAGATTGTCTATATTCGCGTCTGGATCGCACGCGTCTACCATTTTATATTAAACTGACAAAAAAGTGTGAGGAATTATTTGATAGTAAAGTAACCTAAATTATACAACTTAACTTTATCTTCGTAGCACATATTGAAGTCAAAAATATTGGTATCACCCACATTTATCTCAATTATTTCTGTGTATTCACTATATTCAGTCCTATTTGTGAGAGATGATCTAACAAGAGCTTCAACATATTGCCTTGGGTTATTTATTTGTTCTTGATATACTTTATCCATTTTTAACTTAATACACGTAACTTCGTGTGGCTTCTTTCCTAAAAATGGAACCATTGGATACTGTTCTTGTGTACCACCATCCACATAAGTTTTATCTTCATACTTACCACAAGCAAATATCAGTGGTATAGCAATACTCATACATACAGCATCAATCACTTTCATTTTAGGATGAGTATCCTTTGAAAAATACTCCGTAGTTGAAGAATTTAAACAATAAGCCGATACATAGATCTTCATATCCAGTTCTTCAAATGTTGGATCTCCACCACATATTTCAACCAATTTTTCACGAATAGGTGCCATGTCAACAAAACCGAATTTGTTAAAAAAGGATCCTATTCGTAGTTTAACAAAATCGGGGATATTTAGTGACAAAGATATATCTAAAATTTCATCAACTGACATCCCCAAAGCTAAGAATAGAGCCAATATTGAACCCGCGGATGCTCCAGATATTTCTTTAACATCTACGAGTTTGGATTCAAGTGCCTTTAGAGTCCCTATCATTGAGTAGATACCCATTGATGCTGGACCTAAAACAAGGTATTTCATCCTCCTATTTAATAGAATTGAGGAAATTGACGACGCAAAAGCGCGAAGACAATCGCAAAAACGATCGCGTGAGTCAAAGCCGCTGGAAGGCTCGTTTGACCGGATCGGAGAAGACCGCCAGAACCTGGTGGAATGGTCAACAAGAGACCTGGGCTGAGCGCCAAGAATAGAGTGGTGGTCACGATCAAATCGGTCTGTGTCAAAACGAGACCCATCGCCTTCGCGATGAGACTGTAGACGAGGAAGAACACGAGAGCGTGGAAGAAAATCGCCATTTGGTTTGTCTTTCCGTTTCTGATTTTGAGACTTCGCCCATCGGTGGTCAAAAGAACGCCTGGGCTGAGCGCCAAAAAAAGAGCAGCTGGAATCGCAACTTTTTGGGAGGTAATATCTGGAAGCATGGTTAATATATAGTGACATATTTTTTGCTTGAATGTGTGGCTGCGAATCTAACCCAGTGATCAAATGTAGCACCAGGCATAAATTCATTGTAAAGTCCAGTATCATCCAGATATTCTTGAATATTCCTCCAAATGTAAGAAAGTTGCGATTCGTAGGGAATCCAAACAAAATCACAATCGTCTTCGTGACTATCATAACAGAATTCAGCAAAATCGGAAAAATCACATTCTGTCATGAGTTCGTGCTCTAAAAATCCATCTTTCAATAGTTGCTGTACCATATCCCACATGTACCACAATTCATCTGAGTATTTGATTTGCCAATCTTCAACACTGAGATGAACATCATCTTCGAATTCTTCTTCATCACTTTGTGGGGCATCAAGACCCGCTGTTGCTTCGTAAACGTACTGACTCCAAACCATGGTTCTTACTTATCTTCTTTTGGGGGCTTATCTTTTATCCCAGTTAATGAGATAGAAGTCGATTCCTTTACTTTAAGGTTATCCTGAATGGCATTAAGAGCACCTTCTACTTTGGCTTCATCGCCACCGAAAAATTGGAGAAGACCATCCTTGATAGCATCTTTGTTCATGCTACCCTTGCGCACAGACTTACGCAAGCTAATCTTCCCTTTCCTGAGGTTAATGGTATCAATGCCCTGGGCAACCATATGCTTCTTGACTGACTCCTTCAGTCTCTTTTCTTCTTGGTTAAGGATTTTGATATCAGATTTCGCTTCAGAAAGTTGTTTGGAGAGTTCCACGAGCTTGGAAACGCTCTCGGAAAGTTCGTTAGGCACTGACATTATTTACATAAAGCTAAGATCTAATCTTTAAGTGAAATTTAGCACAAATCACGCTGCATGGTGTCTGGGACAATAGTGGAGTTGTTCCAAACGAATGGTTCCTTTGGATTTGGTGGGTCTGAGCGAATTTGTTGGTTCGCGTTTCTGAGAGCACCACCGACGGTTTCTGGGAAACCAATTTGTTGGCGTGGTTCAAGGAAGTTTTGGCCGGCGAGGATGTCTTCTGGAGCAAATTCACCGAAGTCTTCCTTAGAGGCAACTTCCCGTGGGAGGAGAGAAGAGGCCAAACCGGTACCGTTTTGCATACCGCAACCGTTACCCGCTTGTGGGGCTGGACCAGCCGCAGTTGGCGCCATTTCGTACGCACCATATTCTTGTTCGTTAATGGAATAAGCAGACTTATTGTTCATAGTGAAGAGCACATAGATCAAAGCAGCAACCGCTACCAACATAAGGAGGTTTTGGGTCCGACCCTTCTTAAGCATCTTCATCATCTTTTATATATGATCAACAATTTTTTTATTGGTCATCCTCATCGACAAATGCGTAGTCTTCTGGGTAAGTATCGAGGACTGGGTCTGGATGAACTCTGACCTGGACAACATTCCATGATGGACCAAAAGATTTCTTGGCGAACCAAAGTCCAGCAAATTCCATGATCACATCACAAGTCTTACCGGGCTGGACATTTTCAAAATCAACTTGTTGTTGTTCGGCATTGAAAATACGGGTGACTTCAATGCGTTCTCCTGTAAGTTGACCATCAACAACACCCGAAGTGTAAGCACCCTTCACGACATTTTCAGAAAGTTGCTTACCGAACCAGGCCTCACAATTTTCTTGAGCAGCGATGAGATTTTGCTCATCAATCGCTTGAATTTTCGCGAGATTAGCTTCGCTAGCAAGTTCGAGAACAACGTCGCCTGATACATCAGCAACTTTGACCTTGTTCAACTGAACAAGGCACTTTCTCTTGGAATCATTGAGAGCCTTCACAAAATAGAGACCGTCATCACCTTTAGCTGGGGCGTTGTACAACATTATATACAATTTGTGTCTTAATTCTTTAAACCAACAAATGGTATCATGGAAGCTTTCTTTATAATTGCTCGTGGGACCCACCTATCGCGCACGGGTTTGTATCCATACAATAGCTTGGTTGTATCAAGATCTCTTGGAATATTTCTACCTGTAGCTGGTCTATGTGTGTATTCATTTTTCACATAGGATTTAGAACTGTTCTTTACCCATTCTTGTTTTTTGAGATTGAAACGTTGATTTCCGTGTGTTTTTGCGTAGCCTGGTATATTTGTATTTGGGAGGGATGCTTTGAGACCATAAACCAATTGTTTTGAAACGCGCTCTTCTTTGGGTCTAGTTGTATATTCGGTGTATTTCAGTGGATTAACTTTGGCAGCTAATGACATATTTACATCGCCACGTCTTCTGGATACAACCTTGGGTGTTTGTATCTTGTTGTGTGTATGGTTATAAATGGTGTTAATATCATCGGTCGGGCGAACATTTGCCGTCTTGGTTATCATTTTAGACAGTTTATACATACGCTGTCTATCTTTCTCTTTCTTTTCTGGACGAAGACCCAATTTTTGCATAAGGTATACATCATCCAATAAGAATCTCTTTCCAGCAACAAAGAGTCTTTTATCGTGAATCATCGAACCAGTATTTTTGTTCTTGTAAGTCACACCCTGTTTCTTTGATTCTATGACTTCATAACCAAATTCCTTTGGTCTCATGAATGGTATATCAAGGATACCACCCAACACTTCTTGTGTAATACGACCCTTTTCAATTGAAAAGTATCTCAAATTGAGATCAAGCGCAAATAGTTCAACATCAATAAATATATCACCCCTAGAAGGTTCACCACCGCGCTGTGACTTCTTCTTTTTGATAAGAATGTAGCGTCTTGTCACATATGGACCATTCTCCGAAAATCCTATACCAGCAAAACGACCCATTTTAGTTTTGGACGCGGCAACAACTCGCTGTTTAATTTTCAAGTTGATCTTTTTGGCAATCTCACCCAATTTGTTCCACAATAACAATTTGATTCCTTGAAGTTTGCCAAAGTATTTGTCATCATACTTGATGCGAGGAATGAACTTTGTATCTATATCACTTGTGACCAATCGATCCTTCCTGTCAAGATACATATTGAATGCTTCACCTCCAGAGATGACAAGATCTCCCATTGGTCTGAGAAATTCAGAAAGTTCACCCGCTGTACTAAGAACAACATCGCGAATAGAATCTGTCACAATCGCGTAAATTATTTTTTCAAACGTTTCCTTCTTATGAACTTTATGAACTCTTTTCCTGAAAGCATTCAAATTATTTGTTTCATAATATTTGGCCAAAACTGGATCGTTGAAAAGCAAATTCTTTTTGACAAATCTGTTGATGACAGCTTCTGAATAAATTTCGTTGTCCATTATTATATTGTTACATAATAATATGGTGGTCTGTAGTGTCATTGATGAATGTAGATGTTATACATATTCTGATGTACCAGATCCAAAGAAGTACCAATTTTGTGGGGTAAGACGTGGGTCTGTCGTTGTTGCGTGCCCAGAAGAAGAATGTTGTGATGGCGGATGCCCTGGTGAATACCCTAAAGAACCGTTTAGAATACTAGAAAGACCTACACCAAATCCTGAAAATGTATCAAAGTACAACCTCTTTTTATTTATGGTTATACTTTCTGTCTATTTTCTGTTTGTTATTATGACTTAAAGATTAAGACACAATACAAGGTATAAGATGTCTCTTGAAACTATCCAAGCTGAACTCACTGCTCTCCGCGCCGATGTCAAGGCCCTCACTAAGCTCGTCCGCAAGGTCAAGAGCACCCAAGAGGACCCAAATGGCGAAAAGGCGAAGGCTCGCGCTGCTAACAACGGTTTCAACCGTAAGCAAGAAGTAACACCTAAGTTGCGTGAATTCTTGGGACTTGCTGAAGGTGAATTGATCTCTCGTTCCGAGGTGACCAAGTTCATCAACAAGTACATCACCGAAAAGGGTCTCAAGCACCCAGACAACGGTCGCCAACTTGTTCTTGACGACAAGCTCAAGGATTTGCTCCAACCACCAGCTGACGTTGTTGTTACTTACCTTAACCTCCAAAAGTACCTCTCTCCACACTACGTGAAGAAGGCTTAAAAAATTAATACCTTACAATAATAAAACCTGACATG